AGTTTCTTGAATCAGTTGACCACCCATTCTTTGAACAGCGGGTGGACCACCGGCCCTAGCAGCTTGAGCCGCACCTGCCAATCCAGCACGAATCGCACCGGCCTCAGCCGCGAGTGGAGCCATTGCAGGCAACTGACCTAAAACGTCTGCGGTTTCCTGAACGTATTCTTGCCCTAGCTCTGTGCGAGGCATGTAAGTCCTTTCACCGGCGCGCTCCATAGCCTTCTGCTGAATCATTTGAGCGGCCTGTGGCGTACCAAACTCACCGGAAAGTATCTGTTCAGCAAGGCCCTCTATAGTTCCTGTAGCCATCCCGCCAGCGCCAGCGGTAGCGCCTGAAGCCAAGGTCATTAAGACCTCTGCCGCACCAATTAGCTTGTCTTGAAGTGCGGGGTCAACTTGTGGCTCAGGAGGCGGTGGCATGATCGGACGGCCCTGAACGTCAAGCATCGGTGTCTCAGTCTGGGCGGCAAACATTTGCTCCTCTAAGGTGCCACCCGGTACAGTCGATGGCTCGGGCGGAAAAACTTCATCACCACTCATTAGCGGAGTTGCGGCAGGACCAACGTCACCAGCTACCATTCCAGACCGCGCTCGAATATCCTGAACTCTTTGTTTTAAAATTTCAGAATCTCGGGGTATGTCATCCGGTATGTTGTTTATCTTTATACCGTCTTTCGTAACGATAGAATATGGCATTAAAAGTCTTCCTCATACAGATAAACCGTTTCACTTGTTACAGTATCACCTGTTTGACCAGCAGCCCGTTCTTCTAGGATGGCACCAAAATCGCCATATTTTTGTTTTGTTAACTCTTGGTTTCTTTGGCTCAAATCTCTTATTGACATTACGTTCGTTATGAATTTTTGAGGACTTTGACGCAACGAAAGACTTTCTGCTGCGCTTTCAAGTTTTGCTCCCTCTCTATCTGACAAAGGTCCAGTGCCTCGCATTAATTTAACTTTATCCAAATAAATTTGAGCAGCTAAAACACCTACATCTTCTTCAAAATCCGCAACTTCTGATTGTGCTGTGAATAAAAATTGATCAACCGGGCCAAGGGCTGCTCTTGCTGTAGCATTTACTATGTAATTACCTTCTTCATCCTTTTTGTAATTTCCTCTAGCATCCTTTTCCAGAGCAGCATCTAAAATTTCAGTTGATTTCCTTAACAAGTCCTCAGACGCAAGCATTTGAACTTTTTGTTCTTGAATTTTTGCTTGAGCCTTTTCTTGAACAGCATCCTGCCTTTCTTGTATTTGTTGTTCAAGATTTGTAATTGTTGCTTGATCTTTTCTTCTTTGAGCAGCGTTTAATTGTTTTTGACGTTTTGATATTTCTTGAAGATCTTTTCTTATTGGCGCTTCAGCGGCGACCATTGAAACAACATCTACGCCATTCTCAGCAAGATTTATAAACCCTTCGTATTGATTAAATTTAATTTCGTCTTGAAGCTTTTCTACTTGTAATTTATTTTCTTGAATCTTTCCGGGCTGTAATTGCGCCGCCCTAGCCTCTTCGCCTCTAGTCTTCATCGTGGCGAAGTAGTCTTTACCGCCGGGTAGCGCAGCGATCCTTGTGGCTACCATCAGCTCGGCTCCCTCAGGATTCGTTCGAGCAATCTCTCTTGCGTCTGACCACATTTTGTTTAATCCGGGATTGCCTTTTGTGGCCTGAATCCTTCTATCCAAAATTTGATCAAGTATTTCAAAGTCAGTTTCACCTGCCAACACATTTCGTAGTGCAGAATGAATCTGCGTGGCGTCTGTAAAAGCACTCTGCTGCTGTTGTTCAGAAAGCATATCAAATGATTTTTGTGCCATATCTGCGAATGGCTTGTTATACATACTAATCTGTAAAACTTGATCGTAGGACCTTTGGTCGGCAGGCGTCTCAAAATACTCCATTGCCAGCCGGTTGCCTTCTTCTTGCATTTTTGCCGCTTGTTCTCTAGCCGCAGCTTGTTCTAATACAATTCTTTGATCAGCTCCAACCTTAAAAGCTTGATTAAAAGCCTGCATTGGATTTGGTACGTTTAGCGTATAGTCGTATGGTTGTGCCATTGTCGATTACCTTTTTTAAAATCCTAAATATTCTTTGACCGACTGATCCGCGCCTCTGGCCGATTGTAGAATTTGACCCGGCATTAAAGCTAACTGGTTTAAAGCCGCACCCTGACCCAGAGCGGCACCAGCCCTAGCCTGACCCTGCTGACCGAACAAGTTAGCGATATTTCCTGCCGTCTGCTGACCAAATGCAGCCTGACCGGCGGCAGATGCCTGACCGAGTGAAGTTAACCCAGCGAGGTTTTGATATTGACTCTGAATCATGCTCTGTAGCATCTGGGGTCTGAATTGACCCAGAGCGGCTTGGATATTTCCACCGCGTAAACCACCAGTTGCGGATGCGTTGGCAAGAATACCAGCCTCACCCTGCTCAACCAGAGACTGGAACATTGGACCCTGCTCAATCCCGGCGTAGGCTTGCTGCTGTGCCTCTGGCCCTAACAACCCAAGAATCGCCTGCTGCGCCTCTAACGACCCAGTTCCAGCCTGAACGTATGGAGCCATTAACCTTTCAGTGGCTAATCGTGCCGCCCTCTGCTCTTCAATGCCCATCTCAGCAGAACGCTCTTGCGCCCGACCAGCCTTTCTCGCTGCTCTTGACTGAATAGCTGAACTAGCAAGCCCCCCGCCTACAATAGCAACCGCTGGATGTGGCATTATGAAAACTCCTCTAAATAATCTTCGTATTTTTCGCCGTACATTCTCATCACCATGTGGGCGCTGTCTTTAGCAACCTCAGCCCCGTGACAGAGCTGTACAACCGTTAAAATAATGTCGTAGTACCCAGCGCGCCACATAAACGATCTGGCATCTACATCGCCCTCACGCTCAACGTGGTCAGACGCCTGCCACTTTAGTATCGCATTTGACAGCAGCGGTACTAATGCCGCGCTCTTCTGTGCAAAGAATGCGTTGGAGTATTGTCCAACCATCATGTGCCATAGAACGTGGTCTAAATCCTTTCTGTCTACCTTGTCGCCATCGGCAACGTCATCAAAAAATTGTATGGATCGGTAAAGGTCGATTAGCCACTGCGTGGCCTCTTCTGGTAGGCAGAACACTTCAACGAAATTACGCCTTAACCAGTCAACATCTTCCATCAAGCAATCCTTTTCACCCCATTGTCTCACATATTTGCGTTAATTCAATTCTTATGCTATCTCGCTGCCGGTCGCGCTCAAGACCAAAGAGTTAGCGGTTCCAGCCTGCGTCACAATCGCTCCGCCATCGGGTATCACCTGACCAATCAACTCTGGGCAGGAGTAGGTCTCCCGAGGCGCAATTGTCCTAGCGTTAATCACCGTATTAGACGCCAAAGGATTACCGGCAGAGTTAGGGTTGGGCAGGTAGACAGTGATAAAGGTATTGCTTGCGCCCACGTTTGTAACCGTGAACTTGTCAATTATCGTCGTCACGCCGGTCGCATTGTACTGAATGGTCGCCGCCGTCTCTGCCAGCCTTCTTGAAATAATGTTTGTTACTGTAATAGCCATAATAAACCTACTGTTGTACCTGAGTGACGGCGACCAAGACCGCAGGGGCTGCTGGAGCAAAAGCCGTTGCCGCACTAGCGTCTAACCATAAATTCGTATCGTCAACGGCAAACATAATCTCAACGTAGTCACTAGCGTTTAAAGAAATAAAATCCGTTTTATGCAAAATGCTGTATTCGCTGTTAGCCGATAGAGTAAGTCTGTTTGATGAGTCAGCTATGTCAACACCATTCTTGCGGAACCAGAACCAACCATTCTTTGGACTTGCGCTGTTTGACAGCACCTGAAAGTTTACCGCGAAGCTGTAAAGCCCTGAATTAGCCGCGACCAGTCTGGATGCTGGCGTCCCCAAAGTTATTCCGTTAGCGACCTCTGTCGTGTCGAATACAACTGAAACCGCAGTATTGATTGACCCAGCAACCTGATCAGTGGTCCGGGCAAACTGACCGTAATACTTCTGCTGCTCAACAATTGGGTTAACGAATATCTCGCCCTCAGTCGCGCTAACAACGACCACAATCGCAACGGGTATCGATATATTCGGGGCCGTTGGCTTCACCTTCGTAAAGGCTCCAGCCGTGGTTGGGCTTGCGTATAATTCGTCACCCTCAGCCCATGACTCGCCCTCTGCGCTGCCGGTAGTGTCAATGCCTCGAACATTGCCGAAGGTCGTTACGAACCCTATCTCGCCATTTAAAATGTCCTGAGTAGCCACCCCAAAAAAGTATTCAGACCGGTACGTCCCGTCAGCAATGTAGTCCAGAAACTCAATCCTGTTCTGCCCGTTGACCCCGGCAAACCCAATCGTTGATCCGTTGGTAATCGTGGATCCCGTGTTGTTGCGTCCGTAGATATAGGTCTCTTGGCCTACCTGCTGAACTACACCGCCAGAATGATGGAGGTTTAGAGTGTCATCAAACGCATTCCAAACCACGCGAGCATCTTTGTCCGCGTGTGGTGCGGAAGGATTAAAGTCGATGTAGTCGGTCTTGAGGTGATTAGTGTCTACCGCCTGATTCGCGGTGTTAGAGGCCAACTGAGCGATGATCTCAACGTCAACAATCGTGTTATCGCTGCTGCCAGCGTCCACAGTGTCAAACAGCTTTTCAAACTGGATGATCTGCTCGTGATCCTTCAGGAAAACCGCTAACTGATCCCGGGTTAGTCCTAGTCTTGACTTTCTAGCCATCTTAGTAGGCCAACGGCTCTACCTGAGCCTCTAGTCGTGCAAATGATATGTGAGCGTCAGACTCGCCCCTGAAGCGTTGTATGCGCCAGTTAATCATTGACCCCTGTTGAAACCAAACCAGACGCTTGTTTCGGTTGCCCTGAGTACCAACCTTGATTGATCTCGATTGTGACCAATTCTCACCGTCAACAGAGTAGCTTGTCGTGATCACAGGATTAGTCCCAAACGCAACCCGCCCGGTCAATGCAACCAACTCTAGTTCGTGGAATATCGCGCCCCGACCCTCGTTGTAAACAATGTTCGTGCTGAACTCCCAGCTAACCTTCTCGTCATAATGCGATCCAATATTGTTCTCGAAGTAACCTATCGTCGATGACGTTGGGTCGCCAATGAGCCACTTGTTATAGCACCAAACAATGTCCCGAGCCTTATACCGCGCCAATCCAACCGTTGAGCTGGACAGTACAAACCAGACAACAGAGCCAGTGGCCTGCGATGCAGTAAAATCAAACACAATGGTCTGATCGGGAAGGTGAACGTATAAGTGCTGATGGTTTCGGTCGTTTCGGGCCTCAAGCTTCACCGTAGATAACTGAACCTCGGTGTAGTCGGTCAAGACCTCGTCAATTTCTTTGGTGGATATTTTGTTGGCCTGAGCGTTAACGCCCATAAAGATACCCGGGCTTTCGTTCCTACCGCTGCCCAAAAACGCAAGCGTCTCAACAAAAACACAACACGCCTGAGTGCCTATGACGCCCTTCTGAATCTGAGCGCCCTCAACCCTTTGGAATGGAAACAGATTGCCGCCCACGTTATCAAACACCTCAATGGTGTGCCGGTTGAGCGCGTATATTTCGTTTCTGAGCTTAACCAAAGCCACCACGGGGTCAGGATCAATTTCAGATGACCCGTACTTCAGAGGATTGACAGCAAACGGATCCAGAAGCTCAGTGACCACCAAGAATTCACCGTCCGTGGTCATGAAGTAGCCGTCAACCCAAACGACATCGAGAACCGGACCCAGATCTGGATCGGTTACCTGATCAACCGTGGTGCCGTTCCAATAAAAAAGCTTTTGACCGCTGGCGATTGCTAAAAGGTCAAACGAGTAGGTCATCGTGACCAGATTATCATCAGTGCCACCTACGTCACCCAAGACCGTAACCGCGCCGTCAGCAGCGATAGAGCAGAGCTTGGTGCCCATAACCCGGTAGCAGACGCCGTCTCGTTCGATTCCACCGCGATTAACGCCCGGACCCTCACCGTTCTTCACCAGACCGTCAGCGGGGCGTAGATAGCCACCACTAATGCCTGACTGCATCGGCACAGGTATTAAATTTCGTGGATAGTTGGTGCGGATCTCGGCCTGAGTATCGTCGGTGTACACCCCATTTAAAATAGGTATTTCCATTTTTTCAACTCAGTAGCCGGGTTTAGGTTTAGGCTTTGGCTTTCGCTTAATTATTTTCTGCTTGGGCCACATTACTTTTTCTTCGCGGTCTTAGCTGCCTGCTTAAATGCCTTAGAAGATGGAGCGCCTTTAGCGCCGGGCTTCCGCATCTTCTCACCTGAACCTGCCGCGATTCTTTTCTTCTTCGCCGCGATGTTTGCGTACAATCCTTTACTAGCCATTACGATCTCCTTGACTTGGTGCCTGAGCACTTCCAACGCTGCCGAGACAATCTCAGCGGTGAGTTTGGGTTTGCAGCCGCCTTCGGGTTCTTCTTCATCTGACCGGCAGATCTAGCGCAGTATGCGTCACCCTTCTTCGTCCCGGGTTTTACTCTAGCCCCGCCACCGCTGGCCTGACCGGCCTGACCGTAGCTGACCTTCTTGCCAGTAGAGGTGACCTTGACCTTTGCCTTACCCTTTGCCGGTGTAGCCATTTTATATCCCTGCGGTTGCGCTCATGCTAATTAACCCTGTCGCCAAAATATTGGTTAGCGTTGCCGTCTCTGCAATTTCAACAGTGCACTGATTGTTTAGATTTCCAGAGGTTGTCGTTAACCCCCAATAGTAAGGGATACCCAACGGTAGCCAAGTAGAGACCAAAGCCGATCCAGCTTGGTTTGGGGCAGTGCCGCTCGTAACAGTCAATCTTATTGAGTAGTCTGAATTAACCCCACCACCAATTAGCCAAGTGTAAGTCTCACCGTTAACTGTGGCAGTAACGACAATTGTTCCAGATGCGTTAGCATTAAATGTTACTGTCGCGGCGAACGGAGAGGTTGCAAGCGCGGCATAAAAGTTATCCTTTAGATACGCGGACAACGTACCAGAGGATGCAGTGCCAGATGCTGTGCGAGCAGCAAAACTCATGAAAGATCCTTGATCATCGAAGCGTACCAGTCCGTCCCTATGTAGGTGATGACTAGCAAATCAACTGCGTTTGAGTTAGTTGACAGGACCGATGCCGTACCGCCGGGCCACTTAAAGCTCGCAGGCCACGCCATCGTTCGACTGCCGGTTGCGTCCTGCGTGAACAGAATATTCACGGTCTGACCCTGAGCCGGGTTATTCAAAGTTAGCGTTGCTACGTTCTCAGTTAACGTGCTGGTGAACACGTTGCTCTCGGTCATGTCTAAGGTCAAAACCCCACCAGTGCTTGAGCCGGGCACTGGGGCCGTCTGAGCGTGTCCAGTGAAGTTAGCCCCGTCGATGGTTGGATTGACGTTGAATACCGCCGAACCAGTCCCGGTCTCGTCTGTGAGCGCAGTCGCTAAGTTCGCGCTGCTTGGGGTTGCCAAGAATGTTGCAACTCCTACGCCCAGTCCACTTAACCCAGTCGTTGGCAGGCCCGTACAGTTCGTCAGGGTGCCCGAGGTGGGCGTTCCAAGGATCGGAGTGACCAATGTAGGGCTAGTGTTAAACACCGCCAGACCAGAACCAGTCTTGTCTGACAGCGCGTTAAATAACTGCAACGAAGTCGCTGAGAAGGTGTTGTTGCCAAAGCTCATCGTCTTGTTGGTAAGGGTCTGAACCCCTGTGGTCGTTACAACGTCAATGCCAGCGATTTGCAGGCTGTTTACGATGGTGTACCACGTTGACTGTAGTTCATTGAACCGAATCGTGAATGAGCTACCCGCCCCCAAGGAGGCAGGAACACCCACCAACGTCCCGCCATTGCCGTTGATCGTCAGCGCGCTAATGGTCTGGGTTGATATCATGATGATCTCTTGACCATCGTAGCAGTCAGCTACCGGAGGCAGTGTCACCGAACCCGCAGCAAACGTGCCAGTTGGGTTCATGATTAGCCAGATCGATTGAGATGACGCAGCCAGCGCAATGTTAAAGC